GGCGTATGCTCCAGCCTGCAACTTATAATCCCCAATCCATTCCTCTTTCTTGGGTCTATTAGCTTGTTTGAAGTCAATCACAGTCTCTTTACCATTATGTATGCCTACAAGGTCTGTGGAGCCCGCATATAGCCCTGGATAGTAAAGCGTGACCTCTGACCCGAAATACTCTGAAACGGGTGCTAGACCCACCTCTATGACCTTCTCAGCCATACGTTTTGTTTCTTGTCCTAACTCTGTTAGATCCTCGTAGCCTTTACCTAACACATAGTTTTCCAGATACTTGTGCATAGATGTACCACGAGTTGCTGATTGGTTCTTGATTCGTTCAGCCTCTGTTTTCCCTTTTCGCGCAATCCAATCTTTTAGAAAAGTATCATCTTTAGTTTTACCGAGTATTGATGTTACGGACGGTAGTCTATATCCGGCAACATCATAGTTCCGTGTTCCATGATCCATGAACCGTGTGCTTCCAACATAGGTATATTTATCGTTCTTCTTTATCATTTTCTTTTTCGATGACGACCCATGTACCAATCACCAGGTTCATAGTCCCAACGTTTACCGTGATGACCGCGTACGTCCGCGTACCACATTCTAAGTTTTACTATTATCTTTTTTATCTTTAACATATTCAGGTCCAAATTGAGTTATATTATTCAAAGGCGCAGAGTCGTGTATGTTCCCAGACACACTGATCCGTGTACAATCAGACGTGAAAGGACTAACCCAATGCTTCAACCATGCAGGAAAGATAAACATATCTCTCTCTTCAGGAAAGTGAGACATATAAGTTACAGCATCTCTCGGTCCTTCACCATATAAAAACTGTATGCCTCCAGGTCCACAGCTTCTACCTTTATATTCTTTATTCTCTTTCTTTAGTTCTTCAGGTATCTTCAAATAGATTACAAAGCTTAACTTACCATCATGGTCGTGTGGTGGATTAAATTCATTCTTCTTTTGATAGTTTATCCAAAGCGCAGATAAAATATATTCAGGAGTCTTCTCAAACTTCTTCTTCGTATAAGCCTCAAAGGCCTGGTTATACAGTCCTAATGCACTAGATACATACGGCAGTAATCGCTCTCTCGCTTCATCAGAGTACCCTGTTTCTTTCTCGATCTGTCCGGCTAACTTGCCTCGCATATCTTCTTTATTCTGTTTCGCTTCGTCTAATAATTTATTTTGAAACTCTTCGTTTATCTTGAGTCGTATTACACACGGACCCCAGTTAAACATACTTATCGCTATTCTACTTTTATTCTGGTCTTTTTCCATATCCTGTTCCTTCCTCTCTGTTTTTCCAACGTTTCTGCCACGCA